AATGTATTTATCCCTGGAGTATGGCATCACGTTGTCCTAACATTTGGATCGGATGAGGTTAATCCAGTATTTATAAATCAGTCAAAGACTGGTACGCTTATAGGCTCAGATAATAGCTTTGGACATCTAGGAATATACGAGTATGATATGTCTGCAAAGGCTATTTCACATTATAAGTATCTTACATCTAGGGTCTCAGAAATAACATATTCAGATTCCATATCTATAGGCTCAGATTCATATTCTGGCTACAATGTGGACAAAGTGGTTCTTTCAACACAATAATTTGGACATATGCTATGCTAGTATGTGACTTATATGACAGAAAATGGTAGAATAGATATATGCTAAATAAATTAGGTAAAACACAGGTAGTTGCAGACAAGACAAAGTACGGGGTCTATGTTTGGGAAATGCCAGATGGTAAGTGGGTTGGTGACGACGAAGGTCACTACATGTTGATCCCAGCAGTCTTTGGCGATAAAGAAAAGATTAAGATTTTAACAGAAGCTGCAGAAGGCTATGGAGTTACAGAGGGCGGACCAAAGTTTCTTCCAGGTCGCAGAAAAGTTTCTGACGAAGAGTATTCAATGCAAGAAGCAAGACTCCAGGCTGGCTTGACACCAGACCCTTGGGATCTTGGAGAAGGTTTAGATGCCGCAAAGAGGATGGTACAAAATGGCCGCTGAGTTTGTTGAAGACACAGAGACAATTGAAATAAGTGGTTCTGGCGACATGTTCGCTGGAGTCAGAGGCAATGAGTACGGAGATCCATTTAGCCGTGGCCTTGACGATGTAAAGAAGATGAGCGGATTTAGCACTAACTTTAAAAAGAAAGTCGCTAGAACAGACTTCTCAAAGTTCTTGCGTGGAGATGGTTCTCAGAGCACAGCAATTGTAGAGCCATTCATGATTACTGGATACAGCATTTTAGATGTTGTTATGCCACCATACAACCTAGATTACCTTGCAAAGATTTATGAAATTTCTTCACCACACTATGCAGCGGTAAATGCAAAGATTGCAAACATTGTTGGTCTCGGATATGACTTCGTAGAAAGCGAGGCAACGAAAGAAAGACTTGCGGATATTGAAGATGAGAAAGGCTTAGAGAGAGCACGTAGAAAGCTTGAAAGATTAAAGCTACAGATGCACTCATGGCTTGAGAATACTAATGAGGAAGAAACATTTACTGAGACATTAGCAAGAGTCTGGAAAGACTACGAAACAACTGGTAACGGATATCTTGAAGTTGGAAGAAAGAATACTGGAGAGATTGGTTATATTGGCCATGTTCCATCAGCATCAATGCGTATTCGTAGACTAAGAGATGGCTTTGTTCAGATCATTGGAAATCAGACTGTATTTTTTAGAAACTATGGAGATACAGAGACACCAAATCCAATAACATCAGATGTTGTTCCAAATGAGATTATTCACTTTAAGAACTATACTCCTACAAACGGATTCTACGGAGTGCCAGACATTATTTCATCAAAGAATGCTATGGCTGGAAATGAATTTGCAGCTAGATTCAATTTAGACTATTTTGAGAACAAAGCAGTCCCTAGATACATTATTACGGTCAAGGGGGCAAAGTTGTCCAACGATGCTGAAAGAAAGCTTCTAGAGTTCTTCCAGACAGGTTTAAAGGGCAAGAATCACCGCTCCTTGTACATCCCACTTCCTTCAGATAATAATGACTCAAAGGTTGAGTTTAAGATGGAGGCGGTTGAGGCTGGAGTGCAGGACTCATCATTTGATAAGTACAAGACAGCAAATAGAGATGAAATACTTATGTCACATAGAGTGCCAATTAGCAAAATTGGAACACCACAGGGAGTATCTCTTGCCAACGCAAAGGATGCAGACAAGACATTCAAAGAGCAAGTATGCAGACCTTCCCAAAGAACTCTTGAGAAGAGACTTGGTAAGATTATCTCAGAGAAGACAGATATGTTCTTGATCAAGTTCAACGAGTTGACTTTGACTGATGAAGATACACAATCTAAGATCGATGAGAGATACCTAAGAATGAAGGTCATTGTTCCTAATGAAATTCGTGCTAGAATGGGACTACAAGGTTTATCGGGTGGAGATGTACCTGTTGAATTAAACGCAAAAGCAGCTGCTGAGATAACAACTCAAGCTACAGGCAATAGAGAGCGAGATCAACAGAGACAAGCCAATCAAGCAGATAATGATGGCAGCAGAAATGCTCAAGGCGATGGACGCCAAACCCAATAGACCAGTATTTGCGTTTTAATCTACTAAGAGATATTATAATAACACCATGGAAATAACTAAGTCTAATTGGACCACCAGCGGGAACAACATTAAGTTGAGCATCCCGTTTTCGAAGGTCGATCAAAACAAAAGAACAGTGTCTGGCTATGCAACGCTAGACAACGTAGACTCACACGGAGATATTGTTTCATCAGAAGCTTCACTAGGAGCATTCATGAGATTCCGTGGAAACGTAAGAGAAATGCATCAGCCAATGGCGGTAGGTAAGGTTGTAGCGTTTGAACCAAAAAGTTATTATGATCCAAAAGAAGGTAAAGTTTATAACGGCGTTTATGTAACATCATATGTATCAAAGGGTGCACAAGATACTTGGGAAAAAGTTCTTGATGGCACTCTTTCTGGTTTCTCAATTGGCGGATCAATTAAGAAGTCTGATAATGAATTTATTGATGGTCAGGAAGAGCCAGTAAGAGTAATCAAAGATTACGATCTAGTCGAGTTGTCCCTTGTAGATAATCCAGCTAATCAGTTAGCAAATATTTTTTCTATTGAAAAAGTTAATGGATCAATGGTTATGAAAGGGATTGCAACAGGAGTTACTCCAGAAAATATATTCTGGTGCTCACAAGACTCAGTTGCAATAACATCAGAGAATGACACAGCAACATGCGACAACTGTTCTTGCAACATGGAACAAATCGGATGGGTAGAGTCATCAGATGTATCTAAAGCAGAATCAATTAAATCAATTGTTGATGCATATATTAAAAAGAATTCTGAGATTGAAAATATCGCAGAAGAACGTCGTGAAGCTAACGACGGCGTTGATTTAACAAAAAACACAGCCAATGAAGGAGGTACAGAAGTGGCAGAAAATACAGAACTTCAAACTGAAGTTGTAGATGCACCAGCAGCAGCAGAAGCAGTTGTTGAAGCACCAGCAGCTGAAGAAGTAGTTGAGGCAGCAGAGGTTGCCGCAGAAGCTCCAAAGGGCGATGAAGAAGTTGTCGAAAAGGCAGCGGATATTCAAGAGGTCGCCGTTGAAGAGTTAGATTTCGCAAAGAAGCTTGATGAACTCAAGTCGTTCTTCGCTGATAATTTTGCAAAGAATGCATCTGAGAATGCAACAGGTCTAGAGTCAGTACGTAACAATGTTGAGGAACTAGTTAAGGGTACAGAGTCAAAGATCGAAGATCTTGCAAAGAAGTACGATGAACTTTCTGACATCGTAAAGGGCATGACAGATGCACTTACAACAACAGAAAAAAGAATTGATTCAGTTGAAACATCAACTGCTATCAAAAAGTCAGCAGACCTTGGCGGGTCCAATGATGAACCAATTAAGAAAAGCAAGTGGAACGGCACTTTCCTCGGTGTTCGTGAAATTCTCTAAAGATAAGGCAGGTGAAAAAACAAATGAGTAATGAACTATTAGAAAAAGCAGTAGTTACATCACAGACAGGAGCAGGAGCTCTTGGCACATCAGCAGATGATTCAGCTCGTGGTGGCCTTTTAAAGCCAGATCAAGCTAATCGCTTCATCGACTATATGTTTGATGCAACTGTTGTAACAAAGTTTGCTAGAACCATTCGTATGCGTTCTGACATTCAAGAAATCGACAAGATCGGTGTTGGCGAAAGAATCCTTAAGGTTGCTACAGAAGCATCTGATACAGGAGCAGCACAATCAGTTGTGTTCGCTAAGATCTCTCTTGCAACAAAGAAGCTCCGTTTGGATTGGGAGCTTTCAACTGAATCTTTGGAAGACGGCATTGAGGGCCAAGACCTAGAAGACCACATCGCAAGAATGATGGCAACTCAGGTTGGTAACGACGTTGAGGATCTTATCCTTAACGGTGTCGGAACTGGCTCAGATACACTTCTCAAGGCATTCAAGGGTGTTACAAACATCGCAAAGGACGAAGCACATGTTGTTGACGCAGCAGGTGCTACAATCTCTAAGAGCATCTTCAATGACGCTCTTAAGAAGATGCCACGTCGCTACAAGCAACGTCGCAACCAACTTCGTTTCCTTACAGGAAGCAACTTGGTACAGGACTACTTATACAGCCTAACATCACTTCCAGGATCACCAGAAGATATCGCATCTTCTATCGTCCGTGGAGATGTTGCTGCTAATAACGGTGCTCCAGGAGGCGTAATCCCTTACGCATACGGTATCCCAGTACTAGAAGTTCCACTTCTAGACGAGAACCAGACTGGTACATACACAAGTCCATCAGGATCACACGGAGACGTACATCTCACATTCCCAGACAACGTAATCGTTGGTGTGAAGCGTGACATCACAGTTCACCGTGAGTTCAAGCCAAAGAAGGACACAACAGAGTACACACTCTTCCTTCGTGTTGGTACAGCAATCGAAAACCCAGATGCATTCGTTGTCGTTAAGAACGTCAAGGTTGCAGCAGGTTACGATGCACGTAGCTTCGCAGCTAACACAGGTGGAGATTCATACACAAATCTCCCAGCATCACGTCCATAATTTTAAATTAGGACAACAAAGTGTGAGAAGGGCCCCTTTCTTAAAGGGGGCCCTTTTCCTTTATAGTCTGTAAAATGCTATAATTAAATCAAAGAAATGGAGAAATAAATGTCATTAGAGTCAATGAAATTGGCTGAACTAAAAAAGGTAGCGGAGGAATTTGCGGTAGATTTAGATTCTGCAAAGACAAAGGCTGAAGTTCTCGCAGCTCTAGCGGAAGAGGGAGTAACCTCAGAGCTTATTAATAATTTAAAGGCGGTAGAAAGAGAAGAGATTCCACCAGCCCCAGTATTTAAAAATGCTGAGGAATTCAATCAGGATCCAGGTTCTGCTCTTGTAAAGATGGAAAGAAAGAACAAAAGCTATGAGACTTTTGGATATAGTTTTAGCCAGGAGCACCCATTTGTAGCAATGCCAATGGATACTGCTATGGAGATTTTTGATACGCAAGAAGGTTTTCGTTTAGCTACACCTAGAGAAGTTAACGAATACTACTCATAAGGAGATAAAAGATGGCAGAGATTCACAGTGGCACCAATGGGCCAATTAACTTTAAGACCTATTATAACGGTATAGCTAAAGACCCAGATTCTGGACCTACTGTAACAATCTACTATGAAGATGCCACTTCAGGAACTGTCCTTACCGCAAACAACACAGATGTAGACGCTGGCAGTTATTTTGTGTATGTCCCAATTGCAGCTACAACAACATATAAGTATTTTTATTTAAAGATTGATTATACAATTTCTGGAACGGTATTTTCTGATCGCAAGCATTATATTGTAACAAGACCATATGCCACTGTTGCAGATATAGTAGATTACTCTGGATATGGAGTGGATACTGTAGATTCCAACTATAAGACATATGACGAAATTATGTCTGCTGAAAGATATGCAAGATTTAAGATTAATGCCTTTACTGGTCAAAAATTTGACTATGTACAAAAGACCGTATCCGTACTCGGTGACGGAGTTGATGTATTGCTTCTTCCAGAAAGACTAGAGTCTGTATCTAAGGTGTGGGAGAACGATGTTTTAGTATATGATTCTGCTTCTACAGAGAATCAGGTGTCATTAAAGGTGACAGATACAAACTATGCAATTAGAATAGATAAGGGAGCTGGACTTGAAGTGTTTGAGTCATATCCTTATCAAGCAGATAGACCAAACGCTGGGTACTTTAACAATGGGTCAAAGTATACAGTTGAAGGAATGTTTGGATATAAGAATGTTCCTATTGAAATCTATGACTGCACAATAAGATTAGCAAATGACTTTTTCCACCAAGACACCGTATGGAAGGAGAAGTACGTTAAGTCAATGCAAACTGGAGACTGGAGCGTAGATATTTCTCCAGCAGCATATACTGGTACAGGTAACTCTGCAGTAGACAGAATGCTTGAGCCATTTGTTGCAAACCGTATGGTGGTTATTTAATGTCAAGAGGATTAATAGAATCTACTCTCAACATGAAGATGGACATCTATGAGGTCATCGTCTCTCAGGATGAGAATACTGGAGCCCTAGTAAAGAAGTGGGGATACAAGAGTACAGAACCATGCCTAGCAAGAGGCTATATTTCTGACACTGGAAGATCAGGCGGAAGCTCAGAAAAGACTGGTGAAAGATATGAGAATACTGAAAGAATCATCATAGAGACAAAGTATAAGTCTTCTAAGACTCAGAGAATTACAAATATCAGAAACGCTCAAGATGAGGTTATCTGGTTTGAGCTAATTAGCAATAACTATGATACCCCAACCATATTTGACGTAATGGGAGTAACCCCAGTACTTGACCCATTTGGTCAAATTTTATCATTTAATATAAATGCTAAACGATCAGAGGTCCAGAAGCTTGAAGTCTAACATCATATCTCAGATTAAATCTGCAGAACAACTTATGTTGTCTGGCGGATCTAAAGGTATGATCAAAGACAATGGGTCAATTAGTAAGATAGCAGCAGCCTTATACTATAAAGCAGCATCAATTGATTATTTAGTTAATTCAACATTAACTCAGAAGGCAGTAAAGACTAAGATCTTTAATCAAATAAACAAAGATTTTTCTTTTTATGTAGATGCACAGGCTAGAAGCTATACATCTAGACTTCACCATGTATATGAGTGGAAAAGACCTGGAGACCCCTCAGCGAGGCTCTGGAGCCTTGATATGGCCCCTTCTAGAGGATATGACATGTCTTTGTCATATTCTTTTAAGCAGTCAAGATCTGTAGTTCCTAATACTAGATCTTTAAAGAAGTATGTATTTAAAGAGAAGGCAAGAATCATGGAATATAGAATTCCAGTTACTATTAAGCCAAAAGCGGCTTCAATAAGACTGGCGTTTGAGGGAAGAGATGGCAAGCTAGTTGTCTTGCCTAAAGGACAAAGTGTTCGTGTAAAGAACCCAGGAGGCAATAATGTCTACTCTGGATTTGGAAGAACATACGAAAGATTTTTTAAGGGTAATATGGTTGTTTCTAGTATTGAAGATTCTGGAGTAAAGCAATCTGTTACTAGAGCAGCAAAGACTTCAACAAAAGTTCCTTCACTAATTTCAAGCAAGTTAGTAGTTGGAAAGATATCGCCAGAGTCTGTAAGATCCTTGGCTAAGGCAAGTGCAATAAGGGAGGCTAACAAGATATAATGGCAAACTATTCATTAAACGCAGCAGGAGCAGTCAGAGACTTCCTTTGGAGTAAGCTAACAACAACAGACTCAAATGTTAAGTCTGGACAAAAGATGTTTGAGCCATCAGACTACCAGATTGACCTATTGAGCGGAACAGAATTTACAATGGTGCCAATTATCCCATCACAGCAGGATGCCTTGCTAGACGGAGCCTTGGCGGATAGAAATCATATTATCTATGATTATGTGGCGGATGGATATGAAGATAACTGGATGATATGCAGAGACTCAATGATGTTTACCATTTACTCTAAGTCATATGCTGAGATTGCTGAGATTCAGAACTTAATGCTAGATCTATTCAGAAGAATGGACGATTCAGCAGAGGATATCAACAACTATATAGGCACATCTTCACCATTTATCTTCTTTTCGGTCTCACTCATAGACCTGCTTTCCCCAGAGCCAGAACGTGAAAAGGTTGGCTGGCAAGCAGGACAGGTAGTCATTAGATATAAGTACGGAAGACAGATATCAGCAACTACTGGCAGATTCTCATAGGCCTTGCTTTTTAACATGTTAGGCTGTATTATTTAACTATCGAGGATTTGTCAGCCTAGCCAGCTGTTCGTTTTAATTGGTAAGATTTTAAGCAATAACTATATCCACAAAAAAGATGGAGGTGGAACAAAAAATGGCAAATGTAAATAATATTATTGTTGGTGCCGCTAACGTTTGGGTTTCAAAGAAAGACTCAACACAAGTTACAGCATGGCCAACATACGCACTACCAACATTTACTGCAGGAACAACAGCAGCAACAGCAATGGATGCAGCAACTGGAGCAGATGGATGGAGAAACGTTGGTTTTACATCAGAAGGAATTGAAGTACAGTACTCACCAGATTACGGTGATATTCAGGTAGATCAGCTACTTGATACAGCTAAGCTTTTTAAGCAAGCAATGACAGTTTCAGTAAACACAACACTCGCAGAAGCAACACTTGAGAATCTTCTATTCTCATTCGCACAGGCAGGATCTACAAAGGATGCATCAACAGGTGCAGGAGCAGATACAGCTTACGCAAAGGGAACTGGCGGAGAGTCACTAGGACTTGAGGCTGGAGCTCTAGGAGCAGAACCAGTAGAAAGAGCACTTGTGTTCATTGGTAACGCACCACGTTCAACAGCAGGAGCAAAAAGAGAGCGTCTATACCATGCACGTCGTGTATTGAACGTAGAAGCTTCTTCACACTCATACCGTCGTAACGAAGCAACAGTATTCCCAGTATCATTCAGATTACTACCAGATCCAGCATTCTCTGGCGCTGAGTACGGAATGATCGTAGATAGAAATATCGCTGGTGCATAAGCTTTTAATTAAGTTTATTTAGTCTCAAACAACTGGCCCCTATTCGTAGGGGCCTTTTGTTGTCTTAATACTTAGTGTCTGGTAAAATTATCTAGAGACTAACAGAAATAGGAGGAATACTTTGGCTACCAAGGTATACGAAACTTACGAAATCGAATTACAAAATGGGACTGTGGTTACACTTAGACCATTACCAATCGCACAATTAAGAGAGTTCATGGTACACATGGCAAAGCTTGATGGAACATTACCAGAAGATCAAGCAGTAGATACATTACTTGCAGCTTCGGCAGTTGCACTAAGAACATCAGCTCCAGAATTAGCTGCTAATAAGGGTGAACTAGAGAATGCTCTAGACATGCCAACAATCATGAAGATTGTTGAAGTGTGTGGAGGTATCAAGATGGATGACCCAAACCTCTTGGCGGCAGCTCTACTAGCTGGTCAGAACTAGATTTAGTTGCCGTAGAATCAGAGGCCTTTTTATTAGGTCTCTGGAAGAATTTTCAAGACCTGGAGGAGTCGATATCAATGCCTGAACTGCTAGCAATTCTTGAAGCATCAAGAAAAAATAAAAACGAAGAACGTAAGTTCTCTGCTGCTTTGCAGGGTATTAAGATTGACGATCCTGAAACAACAAAGTCATTTGATGATATCAAACGACGTGCAATGGGCTACGATACAGAAACAAATGACGTAGCATCATTAAGAGGCTCACTCGCTGAACAGGAAGGTTTCG